GCCGAATTCAAGGCCAAGTTCACCCCGGTCATTGAACAAGCACCCTAAACTCTACATCGCAGCACAAGAGCAGCTCTTTGCGAAGTTTCAGTCTCGCTCCATACCAATCCAACACTGGAGCAAGTACCTGATGACTCCCAAAGAGCTGTCTCTCCTTTTCGCAAAGTTCGAAGAATCAAAGTCAGTTCTCCAGCAAATCGCCTCGAATGATCTGGGCGAAAGCGGGGACATAGCGCGCAAACAACTTGGAATCCAATGAATCAATCAAAGATCGACCGTGCCAGAGCATGGCTCAGAAATACGCCGGGAGCCGTCACAGGTCAGAATGGGCATGGAAGCACATTCGCCGTCGCAACCGCGCTCATACACGGTTTTGAGCTTAATGCGGGGGATGCTGATACGCTCCTCAATGAGTACAACGCGAAATGCCTCCCGCCGTGGAAACCACATGAATTGGCCCACAAGCTCGATCAAGCGTCCAAAGTTTCGCACGACAAGCCGCGTGGCTGGCTCTTATCCGCTCAATCGGGCATTGGTCAGGGCGGCAATCCCATCTCGCCCACCGGCAAGTTCGTCGTTCGCACGATCCAAACGATGCCGGAACCTCAGTCGCCGTTTACGACAATCGACTTCCTGAAAGCCTGCTTCGAGTCGGACGAAGTTGTCTGCATCTGCAACGACATCATTTTCGACGAAGAGGGTCGAGGTAGGCCAGCCTCCAAGGGTACGTTCCTCAAGAGGGACGAATGGATTAAGAACCACTTCACGCCGCCCATCAGCGCCATGTGGAATGGCAGCGACAGCAAGGGTGCATACGTCCGCATCAATCCATGCTTCGACGAGAGCGGATCGGACTCTGGTGTGGCGAACTTCCGCCATGTCCTAGTCGAGATGGACGAGAAGACGAAGGACGAGCAATGGACAGCGTTGAAGGAGTCGAAGCTCCCGCTATCGGTCGTCATAGATTCCGGCGGCAAGAGTCTGCACGGCTGGGTGCGCGTTGAAGCGGCCAATAGAGAGGAGTGGAACGAACGCCGCGACGTCGTCTATCGCTACCTCGAAAGCATCGGCATCGATCCGAAGAACAAGAACGCGAGCAGGTTCAGTCGTCTGGCCGGTGTAATGCGCGATGGCAAGGAGCAGAAGCTCTTAGCCGTCAATGTGGGCGCGGTGAACTGGGAAGCGTTCAAGGACGACATGGACGCGCAGGACATGCCGATGGAGTTCTCGATAGATGCCATCATCGAGTACGACCCACAGAATGATCCTGACAATCTGATCGGCGATAGGTGGGTTCGGCGCGGATCGTCGCTTCTCTTTGTCGGCCAAAGTGGATGCGGCAAAAGCTCGATGGCCGCGTATCAGGGTCTGAAGTGGGCGTCCGGCGAAGCTTGGTTTGGCGTAAAGCCCGTCCGGGCGCTAAAAGTAGCTTACATTCAGGCGGAAAACGATATCGCCGATCAGCATGATGCGCTCAAGGGCGCTGCTCAGATGACCTTTGGCAAGGAGAACTGGGAGCGAGGTCTTCGGAGTGCGAACATGCTTTTCTTCCGCGAGACGGTGAGGACTGGCTCCGACTTCGCGACGATGCTGCGCCGCCTCGTTCGCAAGACTAAGGTGGACGTGGTTTACATCGATCCGCTGCTCTCTTACATGGGCGGCAATCCATCGGATATCGAGGTCTGCGCGAACTTTACGCGGCACTTGCTCCAGCCGATTATGATGGAGACAGGCGTAGTCCTGATTCTCGTCCATCACTTCCCTAAGCCCAAAGGTCGAGACGACAAACCGGAGAGCGTGGCAGAGATGGCCTACTCAGGATTCGGATCGTCGGACCTAACGAACTGGGCCAGAGAGGTGATTGTGATGAAGGAAGTTGGTTTCAATCAACCTCGACAATTTATGCTCGGAATGGCGAAGCGAGCGGATCGTTCCGGCATGACGGATAAGGACGGAAAAGTCACCGGATCGATTATGATCCAGCGTGGCACGGGCGGCGACATCTCATGGAACTACGCAGACCCACAGAAGTTCGTCGTCGATAAGGAGTCGGCCAAGAAGCCGTACGTCAAAGGACGATATCCTAAGCGTTAGACTTGCGCTCAGCGCGGCGACGACCTTTGGCAGCAAGAGACAAAAAGCCTTTCTTGCCGTATTTTTTCATGCCAATGGATGCCGCAAGAGCCTTCGGGTCTTTGACGCCCTTGCTCTCAAGACTGCTAACGAGCTTCTCGTAACTTCCGCCACCGCCAAGTTTCATCTTGTCCATAAAATTAGATAGGGTTTGAGGTTAGAACCGACAGAACAATCGCAATACCCCAAGCGGCGCAGCTCCAAAATTTAGGCGTCGTCTTGTCCTTCGCCTCCGCACAGTTATGCCGCGCACGGAAATTCTTTCGACGCTCAGGATTCGACTTCTTGATCGTCATATCAGGATCGCCGAAGCGAACGATGACGACCTTGTTCGCCGGATTCTTAACGTACACCGCGCTCTTCTTCCGCTCACCCGGCGTGTAGAAGGGCTTGTTCAGCGTCACCTTCTTGCCCTGATAGGTGTTACCCTTTTTGGAGAGGGAGGTTTTCATTCAGGGCGCTCCTCTTTGTTGAGCTGAACCCTGTCTGTCTCCATCTTCAAAATACGCGGCCACATGCGCTCAATCTTGTCTATCTGGCCTTTTGTAGCCGCATCCAAAGGCTTGGAAACAATGTCCAAATATTCTGGAGTTTTAAGAATTCTGCCAACCGCAGCGTCAACAGCTTCTTTCATCCCTTCCTTAACCTTGCCGTATGCAGCATATCCTCCAAGTCCAACGCCAAGTCCAACTTCCCCGTAAAGCCTATACCCAAGTGCGCCGACAAGCGTTGGGGCAACAATCTTTGTGAAAATACTTGGCTTTCTAAGCCCTGACACTCGCTCCAACTGGTTTGCAACCGTGTTGATTCGATTAACTCCATCTTCCCCGAGCAGTCTTTGAGTTGCTTCGTAATACTTGCCCGGAGCATCACTATTTCCAACAAGAGACGAAATCTTCTTAGTGTCGATCTTTGTGCCGTTAAAAGACTCAGAAACAATCCTTCCGATCAGCATGTTCTGCGCGTCGTTTATCAGGTCTGGGCGCTCTTTCCCAACGACCTCCATAAATCGACGGACACGATAATCGGATGAAATTTCAGCACCTTTTCCCGGTGCCAAGAAATCTATTAGATTTGACGGATTGAAACTCTCAAGCTGACCACCCGGTTGCATTGATTTTTTAACAACTCCATAGAACCTGTCTTTTGCGGCACTCGTCACCTCGATAGCTTGTTCAAGAGCTTTGTAAAGCGGAAGACCACCCTCCGTTGAAAGCTCACGAACAACCTCATCCAACTTAAACGAATCAAGAGCGTCACTTTTTGAGGCTCCAGCCTTGTTCACTTCCGCTCTAATTTTACCAAGAGACTTTATGATTTCATTTTCTCTCTCAGTAACATTCGAAGCCTTTAGTACGGCAATCTTAGATGTAACTTTGTCAAACTGAGAATTTACGGCATTAAGTTTTTCCTGTGCGCCTTTAATCCCATCATCAACTTGCTTTGTCAGACCATTAATCTGCGATGACAAGTTTTTAGACTCGCCTTCAAGCACTGCTCTTTGATCAATTAACGAGCCGTACTTTGATGCAACATCATTGATTTCAGAAAGGTCTGGAAACAAATCGTTGATGACTTCTTTTTGAATTCCAGTTGCAAACCCGCCTTTTCCTTTTGTGAGTCCTTTCAGAAAATCGTTTGGATTTTCACCTTTGATTTGCGTGTAAACAAATTCCCTAAGACTTGGCTCAATTTCTCCATACCTGTTTCCAAGCATGTTCTTTAGCAGTTTTAAATTCTGAGCGCCACTGGCACCGGCAACCGTGGAAACTATTCCCGGCATACCTCCAGCCTCTCCAGCCTCTCGAAGCACCTTGTCTGCGAAGAATCCTTTGAACCTAGAGATTCCTGTGCTGTAAAACTTGTTTTCAGCTTCGAGCAAGCCCTTAAGACCGGGGTCGTTCAACAATGCTTCATCAAGCTTTCCGTTAATTGTGTCTAGCCTTTCAAATACAGAATAGTCAGCTTTTTGAACCTGCTTATTGAAATCAATTTCCTTAAGGATTTTCTTTCTCTCTTCTCGGAGCTGATTTGCGGTCTTAATTACTTCAACCTCTTTGCCGTCAGGTCCAATTTCAGTCGAAGTTATTTTTACCTTGTCTAGTCGAGGCTCTAGTTTTCCATAACCTTTATTGCTTTCATCTTTAAAAAACTGAAGCTCTTCACGTCCAATTTCCTGAACTCGTTGACCAAGTTCTTCTTTTGATATTCCAGAGGCAGGACCGTATCCACGCACAGCTCCAGCTTGGATATCTTGAATCTGCTGGTTGATTACAGAAATCTCATCATCTATCCGTTTTCTTTCAATTGATTCATCTGGAAGCAATTTTTTCTTAGCTTCAAGATCGTTGATCTGATTGATCAAAGGTTGAGAGTCGGTTGCGTACCTTCCTTCAAAACCTCTAACAAGATCAGTCAACCTCTTGTTTCTGGAAGCATTTTTCTGATCTATTATATTCGTTACATCTGTGACTAGCTTTTCAGATTTTGTAACAAACTGATCAACAGCGTCTCCAGCAATTTTGTCCGCATTTTGAACGTAATTACCAAGCTGAGTTTTAATTGAGTCGGATATTTCGGATCTGGACAAACCGGACGATGATCCTTGGCTAAACGAATCTGATACTATTTTCGCAATGTTGTTCCTGAACTCATCAGGTTTAAGCCCAGAGTTCGGGGAGTACAACGTTCTTGCAATGTCGTCTGCAAATTGGGATGACAATCCGCCAGCACCTCGACGTTCAAGTTCTTTTTGAATTTCAGTTCCACGATCCTTGATGAATTGCTGCGTAAACGGACGTTCAAACTCAGCGGCAATCAACCTTGGATTTACGCTCCTTGCGCGAACCACTGCTCCAATAGCTCCCGGAACCGTTTCGCCAGCCATGCTGAGAAATCCACCAAGTCCGGTGCGAAAAAGAATGTCTTCGTAATTTGCACTTTCATCATCAAGAGATTCCAACCCAGCCTGAGCTGCGGATGTCAAAGTTCCAGACCCAACTCCAAGTGCAACCTGCTTCAACTTGCTGGCTTTTTGGCCAATGTTGAATCCGGGTACAGCGGCTGCTGCCATCTCGCCACCTTTGTATTCGTCAGGAGAAATCGTTTGAGAAACGCCTTGGCTTGCAAGCCCGATGCCGCCTTCTACCAAGGCTCCAGTAACAGGTCCAAGACCAGCAATGAACGGAGCAGCAACAAGCGATGGTACTGTTGCGGCGTACAATGCTGAAGCCTTACGCATTCCGCGAGACTCAGCTTGTGCCAGCGGAGTAAGCTGTCCAGACGGGGCAATTCGGCCACCCAAATATTCTGGAGGCGCAATTTGACCTGAAGGCTCAGGCAATCGCCCCATCTCACCAACAAACCGCTCCAATCCTCCAACCTCTGCGGACCGTTTCACTGCTTCGCTCATGTCTGGAGGCAACGCGCCAACTAAGCCCTGCTCCTCACGCCGACGCATTTCAGCGATGGTGGCTGGACCTTGCGACTGAGGTTGAGCAGAGATTCCTTGCGCCGCCTCGTAATCGGCAATCGATTTGAAATCCGATTCAGTGGGAGGATTTGGATTCGACCAGTTGTATGTCTGGCCAGACGGAGATTTAATTGTTCCCATGATTACGGAGTGTAAAGGAATCCAGAAGTTGCGTTTGTTGCACCTGTGAACGGTGTAACACCGGGAGGTAAAGACGGAGCGGTTCCAGTCGAAGGAGCCGGAGCTGATTGCTGCTGCTGACCAAACGGTGTAAACGGAAGCTTAAATTGTTCAACAAGCTCGTTTGCAAGCCTGACCTGCTCTGGTCTAATCCTGTATTGATCTTTGGAAGAACGAATTGTTTTGTACAAGTCTTCAGCAGACATTTTTGCAAAATTTCTAACATCGTTTGCAAAGTTGTTGCTTTTAATATTTCCAAGAGCGGCAACAAGTCTCTGCATTTCGGGTAAAGTAACAGCCTTTCCAGACTGCTCAAAAGCTGATTTGTTAAAAGTATTTTGAAATCGCTGCAACAAAGCGTAAGCGTCTCTTTCCTCTTGATTCCTTGCGCCTGCCAACTTTTTTTCTATGTCGGAAACTCTTCCATCAATAATCCCAACATACTTCTGCATGGTTTTCGGACCATAATTTTTTTCAAAGGTATCTAGGTTTTTAACAAGATCGCCAGAAATAGACGCAATTGTTTCATCTCCACTAATCCTAGCTTCAGCTTTTCCGTCAGGCCAATTCCATTTGTTGCTCAGAGCGTTCGACTCAATGATATCCTTGGTAGTTTGATCTGGTTTTCCAAACAACGATTCATATTCGCTAACAGCTCTTTCAGACAAACGCATTTTAGCGCGCTCAGACGGAGAAAGCTGCTCTATCTTTCGCTGATCAACAGTGTCTTGAGCTTTCTTGATTCGCTCTTGAAGGGGGATTGTTTTTTCTAGCAGAGAGAATTGCGTAAAAACATCTGGAGTGAGTTTTCCTGTAATCTCTTTCTCTTTGATCTGCTCTCTAATGATCGGCAAATTTTTCTGATAAACCTCTTCATTAACTTGGCCGGTCTGAGGGTCGAAAACATCGATACCTTGGTTCTGCATCGCTTCGATGCTATTTGCTCTAAGTTTATCGAACTGTTCGCGAGCTTTGATGATTTTTGCTCGCGGAGAATACTGCTGAAGACCTTGGTACGCTTGAGTTGCCTGCTGGTTGAACACCTTTGACCTGAAGCGTGGCAACGCAGGCATTGGAGACTTCAGCTCAGGATCGTTGAAATAGGTTCCAACTTCCTCATTAAACTTCTGAAACGTATCGTACTCAGCAGACTGTGCCTCCTGCTCCGACAACGCCTGAGCATAAGCATTCGATTGAATCTTGTTCTGAAGATCCGCCTGACGCTGCCGCATCACCTGATCCGCCGTCTGCACCTGCAATTGCTCCATCATCCGCTTCTGCGTCTGTGCGCGGTCGTAGAGGCTTGCGCCTAGCTCAAATGCTTTAAGAGTTTCGTCGGCCATAAATCAAGGTCTGTAATTGGTTGCGCCGTATTCTGAAAACAGGTTTTGACTCTGATATGCAGGAGCCGCCGACGGTGTATTCATCCATGCACTGTACGTCGATCCGGGAACCGACGCCGATGGAGTTGGCGCTGACAGCGACTGCTGCATCTTCGCCCCGCCGTACATTCCACCAGCAGAAGAAATCGCGCTTCCAAACGCTGCCATCGTAGGATCGGGCATTGCCGCCACTTGAGCGGCGGTCATGTCGCGATTGTACTGGGCAGTTTGCTGCTGCTGCATCGCTCCAATGCGCTGACCGGGAGTGATGAACATGCTGCTGATTGAGAACGGCTGCGCCATTCCGAACGTCCGCTGCTGCTGGATAAAGTTCTGCGCTTGAGCAAGACCTTGATTCTGGATCTGCATTGATGTCAGCCCAAAGTCGCGAGCGGCCAAATTTCTGCCAACACCCGAACCAGCGCCATACCCTCCGCTAAGCGCACGCCCAGCAGAAGATCGTTGAAGCTGAGAGGCAACATCTTGAGAAACCTCGCCCCGCAAAGCTGATCCGATGTTCTTTCCAGCTTGTTGAATCAACTGATCGTAACCGGGAATCGCTCGACGAAGCTGCGCCTCAAGCTGTGACTGCTCGGCAGCGGTCGTCTTGGTGGCCAATTCAGTCGCCGATTCCAACGATCCAATATTTTGCTGGATTGCCTGCTTCTGCTCTGCCGCAAAATCAATCGGCTTGAACGCCGGAACCTTTGGCTTGCTGCCCTTGCTCAGCAAACCGCCAATAAGACTTGATCCACCAGCGATTGCTGCCGCACCTAGAATAGCTCCCATAAATTAAAAAACCTCCTTCACAAGACGGTTGCCGTTCTCAATCGAGAACACCTTTTCAGGTTCGTGACGTTGGATGTTCATGGTAACAAGTCGAACGGCCTTTTCCTCGGGAAAAGCTCGCTCGTTATGAAAGCAATGAACCCATATCCGACGCAAAGTATCCACCTTAAAAAGTTCTCCCTCTTCGATTGTCATCACGCTATGCGACGCTGCCCATTTGTCGGCGTACTCGCGAAGCATCTGAACCGAAGGCAAATGAACCTCGTAACCAAAACGCTCGGTGCATTCTTTGGCCGACGACTCCGCGTCCTTCTTGACGTACACCTTGACCGAGTCATGCACGATAGCCTTCGGAAGATATCCGTAGGTCGAGCAATCAGCGACGTACTTGTAACGGTTCCGGTAATCCTCAATCGACTTCTGCCAGTTTGAGTCAGTCGCACCCTGCTCATGTAGGCCAATGCAATCACCCTCCAACGAGAAAAGGACCGACATGAATGCCGATCCGAATCGTGGCAACCCGCAGATTTGAAAGAGTTTACCGTTCATTTTTCATGCACAAAGATGTCCAAGCCGCTGTTCGAGCTAACACGAAGATGGCCGACTCTGAACCGTGAATCATTCCTAGTTCGTTGCAAATTACTGCGCTGTAAAGAGCCGCATTTGGGTGAACGTCTTTTCCAACTTCTTTCATCCAGCCATGAAGCTGATTGATGCGGTCGTTCGCCTTCTTGAAGTCTACCTCAATAATCTCGCGCACCCGACTCCACGCTGGATCAATGCTATCCTTGAAAAACGAGTTCCCAAAGCCGGGAATCTTCATGCCAGACAATATGGCCGACTTCAAAGATCGCTCGTCGAATTTCTCGTAAACGAATCGAGCAGGACCAATCGGACCATGAGCATCGCCAAGAGTGAGGATAGCGGAAGCGATTGCGTTGGTTAGTTGCGCGCTACCAAAGAAAGCGTTCACCGCAGCGCCGGAACTAGCGTTCTGATTGTTCCGAGCCGCCATGTCGTGCGCGTCAAAGACAGACTGAAGCAACTCCAGTTTCTTTGGAGTCACTTCTTCCAGCGCAAAGTCGATGTTGAGTTTTAGAACCATTGGGAGAATCCACCGCCATTTAATCCGACGCCAACCATACGGATCGTAGCAACCGCATCGCCTAGGTACTGCATGGTCTGCTCTTGCACAGCCTGAACAGCCTTGGCTTCGTAGGCCACTGCTTCCTGAATCAAATCGTTCTCCTCCTTGCGAATCGCCATGACCATCAGCTTGATGGCATCAGGACTCGGCGGAATAAGGTAGTCATTGACGCTCGTCGCGTTGATATGGCGCATCTTTGCCATGACCGTCACCGGCTTATCCTCGTCGTTGTTGCAACGATCCGTCAGGTAACTGCGGCGGTACTGCGGCAAAGTTTCATCAGGGTCGTAAACTGCCAGATCAAGCTCCAGCAATGTCGTTGCATTGTACTCGTACAATCGGCTCGACGTGTTGGTTGCCTGACGAATGACTCCGGTCAGCGATATGAACTTCTTGGTCGATTGAACGTAGGGAAGAGCAAGTGTCAGCTTCTCGCCGTCGATCCATACGCCGCCGGACAGTGTGCGAATCCATTGCCCGTTCTGATCGACACCTTGCAGCGTGATGGTCTTGCCAACGTCAGAAGCGTCACCGGGATAGACTCGGATAAAGCTATTCGTCTCGCCGGACATGTCGCGGTAAGAAACTACGGTGCCACGATCCACAAGCTGCTTACCGACGCACCCGCCATTGTTCTCTCCGAGCAGTCCGTATCCAGACTCTTGAAATTCAAACCATTGATTGCGAACCGTTCCTACGCCGCAGCAATCGGCTACCGACTCGATGGTTTCGATATGACGCGGCCAAGTGATGCACCCTCCAACCGTGTGGATGGTAAAGCGTCCGTACGCGCCTGCCCACAACCCCTTGTGCAGAAGCCGTCGGCACGCCTGATTGATGTAGTCGTAAACGCGAGGGTCATCGACGCAGACGCCGACTACACGGGCGATTGTCGAGCGAATGTCCTGAAC